AATGGACGACCTAGCAGCTGCCATTGAAGGAACTCCTATCGCTCTAAATGATGTCGCCATGGGCGCAAAGAAAATGGTTGCGGCCGGAATGGAAGGCACGAAGGTTAAGGAAGTCTTTCAGGCGATAGCGGATGCAGCGTATGGGGTCGGAAATGGAGCAGAATCCATTGATCAAATAACCGATGCAATCGCAGGCATGCAATCAGCTGGCGTTGTCTATGCTGATGATATTAATAGATTAGTAGATGCCGGCATTCCAGCATGGCAAATTTTAGCGAATGCTAGTCAAAAATCCGTGACAGATATGAAAGAAGCCGTTTCCGATGGAACCCTTCAAGCCGGCGAAGCCATTGAGGATCTTCGAAGAGGTATTGAGGAAGGAACGACAGGCGTTGCTGGAACTACTGCTAAGATGGCGGGACTAGCCAAAACTGCTGGTGATACTTTATCAGGTTCAATGGCCAACTTTAGAACGGCTATCACTACAACTATTGTCAAAGGGTTAGAACCTTTTAAAAAAGTTGCGGTTGATGCATTGGGATCAGCAACAGCATCAATTAAAGCATTTCGAGATAACACAATAGGAGCAGAAAAGGTTCAAGGGGTTCTGAATTCAATAGCAAAATCTCTAGAAGGAATTAGCAAATCTGCGAATCCACTGATATCAATTGTAAAAGGTCTTGTTACAGCTTTATTATCCTTTGGATCGCTTATTCTAGTGATCAACCTATTCAGTAAACTGAAATCTATATTCTTGGGATTCATCACAGTATTACAAATCAGTCCGTTTGCGATTGTTGCAGCTGCAGTAATAGGTTTAGCAATTGCTATTACCGATTTATACAAACGTTCTGAGAGATTCCGGCAATTAGTCGCTCCGTTGATTAACTTTGTTAAGAAGTTTGGAGAAACATTTGTCATTGCGGGAAATGCAATTCATGGAGCATTGCGTCTTATTTTTGTTGGCGGTGACCGCAAGAAAACAGAAGAGTTACGTCAGAATCTTAGTCAATTACTACCGCAGCAAACAGTCAACATTATTATTGACCGCTTAACAGCTCTACACAAAGCTTTCGAAGAATTTAAAGAGAAAGCTAGTGAAAAGTTTGAACTGGCGGCTCAAGCCATCAAGAGTAGTTTTGACTTAATCTTCGTTGGTGGCGATAGAAGAAAGACTGAAGAACTAAAACAGACTTTAAATGAACTGTTTCCTCAAGAAACCACTAACAAGATCGTAGAACGTCTGACTATTCTCCATGAAACATTTGAACGGTTCAAGAAAGATGCGAATGAAAGAGTTCAGGTTGCATCGAATATTATCCGATCAAGTTTGGATCAAATTCTACATGGCGGTGATCGGAAACAGTTTGAAGATTTGAAATTAGCACTATCTGATTTTCTGCCACAAGACACAGTGAATGCAATTATTAATCGGATTATCGCACTTCATGAGAGTCTTGAAAAACTGAAAAACGGTATAAAGATCGTTAAAGATGTTCTGACTGGAGATACTGATTTCCATTCGTTCTCTGAAGCTATCAATACAAGTATGTTCAGTGATGCAACAATTCAACGATTCGAAAAATTCTATGAAATCGTTCAGCAAATTCGGCGTGCTTTTTTAGGATTGAAGTTCATTATTTCAGGAAATATTACCAGCCTTGAAGGTCTGACGAATCTATTTGGTGATTCATTTAGTGACAACCAATTAGAAGTGATTTATCGATTAGGAGAAGGTATTCGCAACTTTGTTGATGGAGCAAAAGAAAAATTCGCTCAACTCAAAGAGGCGATCGACAAAGCGTTTATCGGGAATTTCGAGCCTCTCATTAATATCTTCAAATCAATATTACCGAAGATCATTGCTATTTTAATTGGTGGTATACCAGGACTAATCATTACTGGTAGCAATCTAATTTCTAAACTTGCTGAGGGTATGGGAACCACGGTTCCTCAATTACTAGAAAAAGTATCAGAAGTCGTCTTGAATCTAGTGACTTCGTTTACTGCAATACTACCAAAAATGATTGAAGTAGGAATCAGTATCTTGAGTGGAATCATTCAAGGAATCTTGCAGACAATCGTTCCGTTAGCACAAACAGCTGTAACTATCGCACTCACTATTTCAACGACGATTATCGAGACACTACTATCAGTGTTGCCTCAATTGATTGAATCTGGAATTTCCATTTTGACCTCAATCATTACAGGTATCATTCAGATGCTGCCTAATTTAATCAACGCAGTGATTTCAGTAGTCGAAATGATTTTATCTTTGATCATTACTTATTTACCCAAAATCATTGAATCCGGTATGAATATCTTACTTGCTTTAGTGAGCGGGATCGTTATGTTGTTGCCGAAATTAGTTGAAGCGGCGAACAAACTAATACTTTCAATCGTTACTACTCTGATTCAAAGCTTACCTAAGATCATTGAAGCTGGCGTAAAAATACTGGGAGCGTTGATCCAGGGTGTAATCAGCATTCTACCGAAATTGATTGAAACTGCGATCAAATTGATCATTACAATTGCAGCTGTTCTGATCCAAAACCTACCAACAATTATCGCAGCCGGAGTAAAAATTCTACTAGCAATCGGCAAAGGGATCATAGATACGATCGGAACATTGATAAAAATGCTACCGCAGGTCTTTAGCGCAATATTTAAAGCATTTGGAGATATCAAATGGGGTAAGATTGGTAAAGATATCATTTCTGGTATTGGAAAAGGAATAACTGGGGCAGTAGACTCGCTTAAGAAATCTGTTACAGATGTAGCAGGAAATGTCAGCAAGTGGTTCAAAGATAAATTGAAAATCAAATCTCCATCACGTGTGATGATGGCTGATGCGCAATGGGTACCGGCTGGGATTGCAGTAGGTATTGACAAAGGAAAGCCTAAGATTCAGCAAGCTATGGACGCAGTGACTGATTTGATGACAAAGGCTGTACAAGATGCTGAACCTGTCGGACTTTCTAGTAACATGATTGTGACTGAAAGCTACGGGATGCCTGACGCAAACCAGATGCAGTTATCAGCACAACAAGCGTCACAAGCAGGTAACCAAGGGATGGCTGATTCAACGCCTCAGCTTATTCAAACCGCTCTATCAGCAGCTAATGGAATCCTTGGACAGTTCAGTTCGATTAGTCCTTCTATGGTTCTTCAGGGGGCTGAATGGCTGACTAATTTCATGACTGGTTGGAATTCAGTAGTACCAACTATGATGACGACAGTTAAAACGTTTATCAACCAGTACACGACACTGATTAAGAACCAGAACAATCCGAACTACCAAATGGGTCGTGCGTGGATGCAGAACAAACTGAACGGTTGGAATAGTCTTGTCTCGACGTTTATCAACACTGTTCGGAACTTTTGTAATCAAGTGGTAAGTTTGTTGCGTAGTTTCTATAGCGCGATGTACCAAACCGGACGTACATGGCTTCAAAACCTACTAAACGGTTGGAACGCACTTTACGGCTCATTTATCGCACGAGTGAATCAGCTTGGAAATGATTCTATTAATAATCTTCGGTCGAAGTCGAGCGGCTTTAATAGCGCTGGACGTTTTTTGATGCAAACGCTGATCGATGGCATCAACTCAATGGGCGGATCCTTGTCAGCTACGATGAATGGTGTTGCTAACAAAATGGTTGGCGGAATCGGAAAAGGTGTCAATGGTGTAATTGGTGGGGTTAACTACGTTCTTAAGGAAGTAGAGTCCGACAAGAAATTAGGTAACTGGACAGTACCACAATATGCCAAAGGAAGTGAAGGTCATCCATCTGATGGTCCAGCAATAGTAAATGATCAAAAAGGTTCTAAATATCAGGAAATCATCCAAGAACCAGACGGATCTACCTTTATCGCTAAGGGTAGAAATGCTCTTGTTTGGCTTAAAAAGGGTGCGAAGGTGCTCAATGCAACGATGACTGAGCGAGTGCTAAAAGCTCAGAATAATCTTGGAAGTATGATTCCGAAATATGAAGACGGAATTGGAGAGTTCGATATTTTCGACATCATTGATGACGAAGGAGCCTTCAAAAAACTTGTTGATCAACGTGTAGATTATAACAGTATCGTCGAACCTTGGAGAAACATGACAAAAGCAGGCGTTAAGTTGATGACTAGCGCAGCATATCCATTTGCACAAAAGCATGTCGAAGACGCATTTGGGGGCGGAAGTTTTGACGGTGCAATGAATGCGAATAATGTTTATCAATACTTAGTAGATATCGCTCAAAAAGTCATGTCTAAATTTGGAGGATTAACAATAACTTCTGGATATCGTCCTGGTGATCCTTATTGGCACGGAAAACATCAAGCTCTCGATATTTCTGGTTACCCTTACGGTAGTCCAAGATATACGGAAGCGGCCAATTGGGCGTTTGAGAAATTCCCTAAACAGATTGCATACGTAATAACTAACGGTAGAGTTCGTGACCGGATGGGAATTTCAGGGCAAGCAGCAACAAGTCAGTGGGTACCATGGCCAGACAACGACCATTATGATCATATCCATTTAAACGGTGCATTGGGTTCAGGAAATATTTTTAAAGCCGGAACTGATGTTGATGGTGGTTTGAAAACAAGTTCAGGAGTTACTGGAAGTAACTGGACTGCACAAATTAAGCGGGCCGCTAAAGTAATGGGACAAAGAATCTCTGCCTCTGAACTAAACGGAATCCTTGCACAAATTCAAAGAGAATCATCTGGGAACGAGAAGATACGTCAGCAGATTATTGATGTGAATAGTACAAATGGTTCTGGCGGTGCTAAAGGATTGCTTCAATATATTCAATCAACTTTTGATGCTTATAAAGTGAGAGGTCATGGAAACATCTTTAGTGGATACGATCAATTATTGGCATTCTTCAATAATTCTAATTGGCGTAGAGATTTACCATACGGACGTTCTGGATGGGGACCAACTGGAAGTCGTATCAAAGGATACAAAGATGGTGGTTGGGTAATGAATGAGGTTTATCGAGCAGGAGAGAATAATAAACCAGAAGTAGTTCTGCCTGTTACTAAACCTGCCAGAGCTATGGAATTAATCGGTCAAGCACTGAATTACATGGCTCAAAATGGTTCAGGAATCATCCAATCTGCGACGACTGGATTGAGCAACATGGCTTCAAACATGACCTTAAATCTCGCAGATTTGATTGGTATTGATACTCAAGCGATTCGAAGTAACTTTGCTAGTTCAGCAAGTATTGATCTACAAGAAGTGATTCGATTACTTAATGTTAATAATCAATTGTTGGCCGAGATTCGAGATCAAGAGTCCGACATTTATATGGATAAAGAAAAAGTTGGTAAGAAAGTTGCGCCAACTGTTGCCAAAGAAAATGCGCGTAACGAACGGTTATCCGAAAGAAGAAAGGGGCGAGCATAATCGCAGAGACTAGGATGATTTTTAGAGGAATTGATTTCTATAAATGGCTGACTATTAGTGAAATATCTCGCCCCACTAAAAAGCGAGAATATGAAAAAAAAGATTTAGTGATGGGTGAAAAACTTCTCTATGCTAAGGACAGTGCAACAACAATTACTGTTAAAGGATGGATTAGGAAAAATAAGAAGAGAAATGATAATACGGACGTAGATACGCTCAAAGATGAGATGTATCGCGTCCTTTATCAAGCTGATGGAACAGATGGTCAACTAATATTTACCGATCAAGCGGATCGTTACTGGTCCGCTCGATTTGAAGGTGAGATTGTTCCCGAATATGTAAATCGTGATGCAGCAAAAGTTGAGTTGAGTTTTAAAGTGCCAGAAGGAGTTGCTTATGCTGTTGAAGCAGACTATTTTACCAATGCTAATCCTGCAAAAGAAAACCTTTGTTTAGATAGTGAGTTTGAAAATAAGGCACATTACTGGAAAGATTTTACCGCATTAGGACCAAAGTACAATGGCTCAAATACACTCATAGCAGATTTTACTGATTTAGTTACTATTCATGGTAAAGAGAACTGGTTACCAAAAACGACCGAGATCACTCGCCCTATCAAGGTAAGTCTTGGTGATTATGTATCTTTCGGGATGCTCATAAACATTGAAATATTACCTACAGACGGAACCGATAGACCATGTACCGTAATACTAGAAGAAAGGTCTAAGGTTGGTGGTGATATCTTAAAACGCCACTCAATTGATGCAAAAGTTTTAGAAAATGAATGGCAGACAATCAATGAAACTATTCGAATAACGAACGAAAAAACTACCGCACTATGCCTGACAGTTGGTGTCAGAGGCAATTCTAGGTTAGTGATCTGTAAGCCACAGTATAATGTCGGGCCTATTCTTAATCCTTACACAGCTAGTAAACTCACAGTCAGTGATCAGATTGAAGTGACTCATTATGGAACGTGGAAAGCTGAACCGCAGTTTGAAGTTACGATGCAAGGAGAGAACGGGTTGATTGGATTGGTTAATTCGAATGGAGGCA